TTTGACTTAAAGAAGCCGGTATGGGCTGGGCCGAGCCATTCGTTGATTGGCGACATACCAACCCAATAAGACACCTTCACGCTGTCCTGCTTGCCGCCCTTGCCTTCGTGGTATGCAAATGTGCGGCGCTCCACCTGGCGGGTGCTGGCGTTGTCCTTCGACAGCATCGGCACGTCTTCCGCCTGCGCAGATATCTTCGGCGTTTCATCGACTGGGAATTCATATCCGCAATCCGGACAGGTGTGGAGCGAGGCGTGGATCAGTGAGCCGCAGCCTACTAGACCACGATCGTCAGGCTCTTGCGGACATTGCTTCACTGGCGCTTCCCCGCCACCCTTTTTCATTCCGGGTGGCGTAACCGCATCGATTGGCCCATGCTTGCGAACAACGCCCGCGAAGTCCAGAAACAGGCAGTTCTCCTTGCCGGGATAAAGGCGCAGGCCACGACCCGCCATCTGGACATAAAGGCCCGCTGATAAAGTCGGGCGACAAAATGCGACCAGATCGATAATCGGTAGGTTCGTGCCGGTTGTCAGCACCGAGTTGTTCGTCAGCGCCCGGATCTTGCCGGCCTTGAAATCAGCCAGAATCCGGTCCCGCTCTCCGGTCGGGGTATCTCCAGTCACAGTCTCACAGCTAAATCCCCGGCTCCGAATCTCGTCCCGCATATGCCGGGCATGCTCAACGCCGCTGCAAAAACAAAGCCAAGCCTTTCGCTCAGCACCCGACGCCGTGCCATATGTGACGATCTCATCCACTACCGAAGCAGTGATGTCGTCCTTGTCGATGGCTGCCTGCAACGCGTTCTGTTTGTAATCGCCGCCCTGCTTCCCGACGCCTGACAGATCGAAGGCTGTTGCCATGCCCTTTGAAATCGGCCGACAAAGATAGCCTTCCTCGATCATTTCGCCGATCGGCTTTTCAAAGCAGATGTCGTCGAAAAGTGCGCCGTCACCTTCAGTCAAAAGCCCCTCGCCCAAGCGATAAGGCGTGGCCGTGAGACCGACCAGCTTCAGGTCTGGATTGATGGCGCGCAGGCCATCGATCAGCTTGCCGTACTGCGTTTCCGAATTCCGTGGCATTAGGTGTGCCTCATCGACCAAAACGACGTCGATGTGGCCGATCTGCTCCGCCTTATTTGCGATGGTCTGCACGCCGCCGAATACGATCTGCGCCTTCGCATCACGCCGTCCTACACCAGCCGAGAATATTCCCGCCGGAGCGAAGGGCCAGATGTTCAGCAGCTCTTGGTAATTTGACAGGATCAGCTCGCGTACATGAGTGCAAACCAATACGCGCATGTCTGGCCAGCCTTCGATAAGTTCTTTGCAAATCGTACCCAGCACGAGGCTCTTGCCGCCGCCCGTAGGAAGCACGATAAGAGGCGAGCCGGGTTGTTCGCGCCAGTAGTCGTAAAGGCCGTCAACCGCGGCGCGTTGATAGTCTCTGAGTTGAAGCATTATGCTACCTGTTTGTTGTTCGGCTTATTGTCGTTGGCGCCGTCTGTCCACCTAGTGCCGTCTCGCAACTCATACGTAATCGTCTCGGCCTCTTCGTCAGCATCTATCTGCTCGCCATTTATCAGCCCAGGCAGGTAGAGGTGCGCCGGGCAGCCGTCGCGCTGCTCATCGATCGACAATGGCTTGTTCCACCGCGCACATGACATGTGGCAGTCGCCGCCATGTTCTGGTTGAACATGAAGGCAGGTGCGGCAGTTTACGCGAGGCTGCACACCTTCGTGGCAGACGCCTTTGTGGCGACAAAACATGCAGCCGAAGAACTCAGGATCTTCGCTAATCCGGCTGGGCGGCTCGTCCGAAAACACGATGCGTTCGCAACGTGCCAACAGCCGAAGGCAGAATTCGACGTCGTATTCGATGCGCTCGGCATAAAGCGTGTCGGTGTTCTTGCATGACGCCAGATACAGACAGCGCGTCAGGCCGAAAGCCTGCATGCCAAGCTGGCACTGAGCGTAGTGCAAGGGCTTGGCCTTCTGGCAGCCGTGCTTTTGCAGCTCCTTGATGCCCTTCTCGTTGCTCGACTTGAATTCCAGCAAGTGTTCAGTCTTCGGCGCTTCAGGCACGCCCATTGCTTTGCCGTCGCACTTGCCGCGAACGAACCCCGATACCAGCCTGATTTTGTCCTGCTGTCCGTAGACGTCGACGCCGATGCGTTCGAGGTCAGCGACGAGGCGGTCTTCCTCAATGTTGCCGGTGGCGAACAGTCGAAGCTGACGGCCAGAATGAACCTCGTGTGCCGACACCCAGCGGAAGCCGTACCACAAGGCTCTATCGCATTCTGTGCCCGCCTCGCCCACGCTGATGCCCCACGAGTCCCAAGACTTAGCCTGGGACTCGTATGCTTGATAAATGGCGCGGACGGTGCTGCTTTCGGCTTTAGGGAGGGGCGCCATTAGGAAATCACCTCCAACTCGCGCAAAAGGCATTTGACGAACGGCATCAGGCTGGACGCGTCGTGGATTCCGACTTCGTATTCGCCATCTTCTGAAAACGCGATCTCGGTCACGCCTTCATGGCGCAGCGCATATTCAATGGCGTTGAAAATCGTGGGTTCTGGGATTGTCACGGCCATCCTCTACACCCTCATCGGCATCAGCACGCCCGTCCACTCGCCCTCGCCTTTGATGACAGCAGGCGAGCCTGCATCGCCAAGCGCAAAACGCACGCTCGGTTCATCCAGAGCCCCAAGCATGTCGTTGACGTACCGGGCGTTGAAGCCGATTTCCAAAGGTTCGCCTTCGAACGTCGCCTCAACTTCATCGCTGGCCTTGTCAGCCAGCATCAGTCGAAGTGTATCGCCGACGGCAAATTTCACGGCTCGAGATTTGTCGTCTGCAACGGCGGCGACACGCTCGACCGCCTTCATGAGAGACTGCCGGTCGACGGTAAGCACGTTCGCATTGTTCTGCGGAATGACGCGCACATAATCGGGGAACGTCCCGTCGATTAGCTTGGACGTGATAACCGTCGAGCCAGACGTCACGCGCACCTTGTTCTGGGACAGTTCAATCGTAACCGCACCCTTCGGCAGCAACCCGACCAGCTTGCGCGGCAGGATCACGCCGTAGCCTAAAGCGCCTTCCGGCCCGACATTGCGCATCAGCCGGTGCCCGTCGGTTGCGACAGCAATCAAGCGGCCGTCAACGGCATGCAGATAAACGCCAGCCAGATAATAACGGGTCTCGTCCGTCGAAATGCAGTGCACACATGGCGCCACAAGCGCTGCCAGATCCAGATCCAGCGTAGTGTCGAATTTACCGGCACTAAAGGACGGAAAGTCTTCGGCAGGCAAGACGTCGAGTTTGTAACGGCTGCGACCCGACGCGACGGTAAGTCGGCCTCCAACGCTAGCTGCATCAAGTTCAAGGGTAATGTCGCTCGTTGCGCGCTTTGCGATGTCGGCGAGCATCTTGCCGGGAACGGTTACGCTCCCCGGCTGGCAGTCGAGCACCGGCAGGCTGGTCGTTATCTCGACGTCCAGATCGGTGCCGGTAAGCCGTAGCTGTCCGTCCTCAACCGCCAAGAGCACGTTGGTCAGAATAGGAATCGTGTTGCGGCTTTCGATGGCACGCGTGACGATGGCCAAGGCGTGCGCGAGCTGTGAGCGGTCAATGCTGACTCTCATCAAAGTCTCCTCGTGTTCGGTGGTAGAAGGCGCGGCTGGTAACCGCGCCTGTTGGGTTTAGCTTAACCCCAAGGTCGCTTCTTTTGGCCGCCTGCCGCAGCAGCAGCCGGTGCAGGCTTGTTGCTATTCGCCGCAGCCGGTCGGTTGTCATTGGCCGGACGGGCCTGCGCTACAGGCTGGTTGGCGTCGATCGAAGGCTGGGGAACGTTGCCCTCATCGGGATAAAAGAGTTTCCGGATACGGTTGCTGGCATTGTATGCTTTGCCCGTCTTCTTGCTGACGCCAGCGGGATTTTGGACAATCTGCGCAGTGAAAGTGATGAACTGGATCTGCTCGGTATCTTCCAGAGGCCCGTCATGGCCAACCGCCCGGCAGAGCTTGGCGAGGTCTTTCTGACCACGTTCCTGTCTTTGAGCGTCCCGGTTCTGAACGTCGACCCAGTGCCAAATGCGGCGGCCCTTGTATTCCTCCGGCTCGACCACATCGATTGTGAAATTCACCGCGATGTCCGTTCCGTCGACTTTTACATCGCCGGCGGAGATTTCGAGCTTTGCAATCATGTTAGGCAGCAACTCGAAATCAGACTGTTCGGTGCTGTGATCCTGCGGGTTAAATTGAACGCCTAGTTGCGCCATTTGTCATTTCCTCGTGCTTGTAGTGGTTGGTTGTCGTTAACAGCTAGCGCTAACGATGGCTGGAAAGGCTTGGTAAATTTCGCGCCTTTCGATAGGTTGTCCTGCCACCAGAGGGGTTGCAGGTTTTCCAGCGCCCAGCAGCGCTTGAAATCTATGTCTTCCGGCCTTTCATAATTGAACGCCGAGCGGGGGATAATATGATCGATATGCCAGCCATATTGCCCATGGTTTTCCCATGTCATCCCGGGTTGGAATTGGCGTTCTAGATGCGCCATAAGGTCATCGACGCTATACCCCACGAGATCGGACCAACTGCGCCCTGCCTTACGTTTATGAACCGCTTGGTAAATGGCCGATGACATAAGGTCGTCCAGTTTACCTCTAGGTGTGGATCGCTTTTCGGCGTCACGGAATTTGCCGTTCTCTGCGTACCAGTCAGCCCAAGATTTCTTCACTTTGTCGGGGTTTTCCGAACGCCATTTTGCGGTTGCGGCCCTCACTTTTGCTGAATTTGCGGCTCGATATTCACGCGCGTATTCCAACGCCGCTCCTCTGTTTTCCGCGTACCTCATGCGCTTCTTTTCTAGTTCACGTTCGTGGTTTTCAGCATACCATTCAGACCAGTTGGATAGGATTTCATCCCTGTTTTCTGCATATGTCTTTTTACGATATGCCTTCAGGTGATCTTCATTTTCGGCAGCCCAATCCCTATTTCGATCTGCAGTGCATGTGACGCATGCTCGACTGCTAGTGAACCTAGGGGCGACATGTCCATTCTTGCAGGGTGTCCCGGTAAAGTAGCGCTTAAATCCCTTTTCTTTGGCCTCCGCGCGGGTGCGCGGAAGCTTGTTTTCATCATTCACCGGCTACGCCTTCGCCCGATGAATAGCTGGGCGGAAGAACCCGCCTATGAAACCGAGCGAAGCGCCGATCTGCCACATCGCAAGGCCTGCCGCGTTGATGCCAACCGCAGCAAGGAACGCATGGATCGTTTCTGCGAAAAACAGGCCCACGACCCAGCCGACGAACGCGCCACCGAGAACGCCGATGAGCGGTGCGAAGAAGAGGATGGCCGCGATTGCTACAAGGCCTGCGAGAGCTTTTTCCATTAGGCGGGGTCCTTGTTTGCTGTCGCAGAGCGCAACAGCGCTATCTCCTCGTGGTCGAGAGTTACCTGGCCATTGCCATTCTCGAATGCGCCAAGTGCTGCTTCTCGCAATTTGGCCCAAGGATAAATTTTGCGGTCAAATACCCGGGTGATATCGTCGTATTCCGACCCAAGGTAGCCTCGGTAAGCCGTGATATGAGCCTCAGCCTCCCCTCGGGTGCGTTTCACGAGGCGTCGTTTGTACCAACGGCCAGTTAGATGCGGTTCCATCGCTCTGGTGATGGCTGCATCGATTGCTCGTTCTTTTCGCCGCTCAATGGCTTCGATAGTTTCGTTCGCCGCATCAATGATGATGCCAGCCTTAAAAACAGCAGTCGCCATCACGCCGCCTCCCTCTGGTCGTTGTCATTCGCAGCATCGAGGTATTTTGAAAGCTCCTCGAAGCCATGGCCTTGCCGATAAGGAATGGTGGCCGGGGCACCTTTCAGCCGGTTCTTTGCCAAGAACCCGGCCCGTTCGTCGGTATGGATGACGCGTTCGGCGCCAGACATCCCCTCTGGCTTATTCTTTTTTTCGCCGCCGAAGCCTTCCTTCACTTGCTTTACGGACGTGCGGCGGTTGAGAAATAGAAGCGCCTTACAGTTTTCGATGACGAGATCGAGAGCCCTCTTCTGCAATTTCGGGCGATATCGATCATACGAATCCACGAGTGGATCGTTGAACGACTTAGCTTCGCTGTGCAGGATCTGAATTACAAACAGTCCCGCCCGATTCAGCGCAGCGATAGCCTCGTGGTATTCTTTCCACTCGACGTCGGCGGCAAGGTAACCCTTGCCGAAAGCTGTCGGGGAGCCCTTGTCGTTGCTATCGATGGAATCCCATCCGTTTCGCGCGCAGGTCGCAGCCCACACCATCGGCTCGATCTTGTCGACCGAATCCAGAATGACGGTCTGAAATTCGTGTTCTTCGGTCAGAATCTCACCGAAGGTGTCCAGAAGGTCGCTGAACGAAGTGATTTCAGCACTTGGTAGGTCGATGCCGTCTGGCGGTTCCTCGCCTTCAACATAAAGATAGATCGGTTTTGGAAACTCAGCAGCAAGACTGGTTTTCCCGACACCTGGCGTGCCGTAAATGGCAATCGACGGTGGCGTCTTGCGCTTACTGGACTTCAATCTGTCAAAAACAGACATGTGGTCTCCTCGTGTTCAGTAGGTGTGGTGGGTAACGGTGATTGCGGCGATGACGGCCGCAAGTATAAGCCAGCCTACGAGCCATGCCGGCGGGCTTGTGAGGGCGGCTGCGCAATTGTCGCGTGGCGGTCTGAGGGGCATCAGTGCGCGCCCCACAGATAAAGCAGCCCGTAGAACGGCAGCAGCAGGTTCCAGAACAGGAAGGCCGCAATTGTCGTGGCGATTGCCAGCGCGAACACTGCAAGCGCCAAGGACTGCCCGATGCGTCCGACACCGGGCTTGCGCCCGGGATCGATGAACGGCATGTCAGCCGTGGCTTTTGTGGCGAAGGAAATCATGCCAACACCCATGCGTGAAAGCCGACGGTCAGAGCGAGCGCAGCTACAACTGCCAAGCCCCATAGAAAGCGGTCACCAAGTCCGAGCGTGGTTTCCGGCTCATATAAGGTGGCGCCGTCCGCGTAGTCTTTGGGCGCATAGTTGCGCGTGTGGCTGTACGTGGTGGAGGTCATGCGGCCCTCCGCATAACGATCTCGGCAATGCGCGTGTCAGCGAGAACGAACACACCGAACTTCTGGCCCGGATATTTGACGGCAAGCCGTTCAGCCTCGTCGGTGGCCGATTGTTCGCTTTTATGGACCTTCGGTGCGTCCGATGGTTTTGGATGGCCACCTTCAATCAGCGCGACGATTGCGGGTTTGGCGTTGTCATTGCTGGCTGGGGCGTCGGACCATTCGGCGATGAGATCAGTTTCTGGGGCGTTACCAAAATACCGATGACCATCATTGGCCCACATCTTGCCGCCTTCAGTTCCCATGCCCCATCCGTCATGGTGGCGATACGCCGGCCCAACCTTCCGCCCATCGCGGGTACGATAGAACTTGCCGGTTTCGATGGTGAAGGCGGGCTCGAGGCTGTCAGGAGATTCCGTGCTTCTGCCATAAGATGGTGTGTCCACCTGTATTCCCCAATTGGTTACTGCGACAACGACGGCCTCGCAGCCGGCAACTGACGTTGGGTAGCTCTTTTTGAAGCGCACCCGATCACCAACTTTAAACTTAGCCATCACGCTACTCCCCTCGTCTTGGTGTTTTTCGTAAGCTTCACTTTCTTGGTGAAATCGACCGGGATGACGTTGTCATCTTCGGGCCTGTCAGCCTCGACACCGTCGCCGTCCTCTTCAAAAACGGGATCGACTTCGAAGCGCGACACTTCAAGTTGCACAAGGCCCGTGCCTGGAATCATGAAGCGCACAGTCAGCCAACGAAAGCTGTCGCGCTCCGCGATGATGATGCCCTTCCATTTCCACAGCTTATGGACGACTATCTCGCCGGGCAAATCCCAGCATTCACCGCAATCGCAGGTCATGCGGCACCTCTTTTCGGTGCGCGGTGGTAAGTGACTGGCGCGTTCGAGACGTACGTACCATTCCGAAGCACGGCGTTCGCGCGTGCCTCTGCTTTTTGCGCGGTCGTCCGGTAAGGCTTGCGGTTCGTCATATCCCGCTCGCCAGTTCGCGTATATTTCGTTTTCAAGATTGCCTCCTCGTCGGAAGGTTAGTCGTCGGCCCGTCATCCTCGCGGTCGGCCTGCCTTAGAAGGCTAGTGGACTGTGCCTGTAAATGGACCGTCCAGAATGGTTATGCGGGGCAGCGAGACATAAATGTCCATGCATCCTCCCGAATAACCGCCGTTAAAAGTTGTGCGCCGCACAACGGTCTTCTCTGTTGGCTCTGGCGCCGGTAGCGTGGGCGATCTTTCCGAAAGTAGCGACCAGGCGTG